AATCAAAATTTAAGTTCTTGGAATGTGAGTAGTGTAGTTTCAATGAGAGAAACTTTTAAAGATAGTGGTTTAAGTACGATTAATTATAGTGCTAAATTAATTGGTTGGGCATCAAGGTCAGTCGTTTCAAATGTGGAATTAGGCGCAGGAACAATCAAGTATTCTGCATCAGCATTATCAAGTAGAAATACTCTTACATCCGCACCTAACAGTTGGATAATTACAGATGGCGGTCAAGTGTAAAAACAAAAAACAATGATAAAAGGATTAAGAAAATTAGCAAATTGGTTAGAGGTTACGAAATGTAATTTACACTTTTGGTGGAACGATAAATTAGAAACTTTAAAAACTAAATGTGTATGCGAAAGATCAAAAAAATAATAGTCCATTGTTCTGCTACCCAGGAAGGTAAAAACATTTCAGTAGATACAATCCGTAAGTGGCACTTAAAAAGAGGGTGGAGAGACATTGGGTATCATTTTGTTATTGGTTTAGACGGAGAAATTGAAGAGGGTAGGCCAATTGAACAAAGCGGTGCTCACACAAAGGGCCATAATTTTGATAGTATTGGGGTTTGTTATATTGGTGGCGTGGAATCTGAAAGGGGAGAAAACGGAAAGTGGATTGCAAAAGATACAAGAACTCCAGAACAAAGAGAGGCCCTGGAAGAAATTTTATGTACTTTAAAAACATTATATACGTCTGCAAAAGTTTACGGACACAGAGATTTTTCAACAAAAAGTTGCCCTTGTTTTGACGCTACAAAAGAATATGAATGGATAAGTAATCAGTTTTAAAATGTTAGATATAAATTTAATTATATTGTTCCCAAAGTCTTTCATTTTTGGACTTGGATATATGGAAGCAGAAGAAAATTTTGATTATGAAGAAATAAATATATTTTTAGGTATTATACAGATTCAAATTCAATGGTAAAATGAAAAAAATATTAAGCTGGTTTAGTGGAAGTGTAGTTAAAGAGATAGGGAAAGTAATTGACAGTCTGTTCACAAGTGATGAGGAGCGTATAAGGGCCAAAAACGAGGTTTTTAAGGTCTTACAAGAGCAACAGATGGAATTACAAAGACTGCAAACAGAAATCATTGTAGCAGAAGCGAACGGAAATTGGCTTCAAAGATCTTGGCGTCCAATATTAATGCTTTGTTTTGGATTTATAGTAATGTATGTTAAATTTATAGCACCATTATTTCAATTACCTATTCCACCACTTGAAAATGAGTTTTGGAATTTATTGCAATTAGGGATTGGTGGATATGTTGTAGGTAGAAGTGCTGAAAAAATATCTAAAAATATAGTTATCTCAAAAAAATAGTTTGATTACTAAAATTTTTTTATATACCTTGCAGGTAATTATTTAGCAGAAAGATTTTTTTATCAAAAATAAAAAATACAAATATATTGAATATGTAAATGCCAATATTATTGTTTATAAATAAAGTTGACAGGATAAAAAATTATGACTTATAACATTTCAATTTTTATAGCAGTATTGTTGCTACTGATATTATTTCTAAAAAAAGATGTCAATTAAAAAACTACAAAAAGTATAACTTTTAGTGAATACAATACCCAAAAAGATACAAACCATACCCAAAAAGGTACGATCTATATTTTGAAAAGCAAAAAAACATCCAGAAGTAAATTAGTCAAAAAAGCTGACGCTATTTTTTCGCAATATATTAGGCAAAGAAACGCAGATGCAAATGGAATAACAGAGTGTTTTACTTGCGGTAAACAAGATCATTGGAAAAAACTGCAATGCGGTCATTTTATGAGTAGAAAACATTATTCAACTAGATGGAGTGAAACAAATTGTCAAGTACAATGTGCTGGGTGTAATGTTTTTCGATATGGAGAACAATATACTTTTGGTAGAAATTTAGATTTTCATATAAAAGAGGGTTTAGCAGAAGAATTAAATATATTAAGTCATAAAATTGTTAAGTATGACAATAACGATTTATTAGAAATAATTAATTTATATACAAAGAAACTTGCAGGGTTATAAAAATTTAGTATATTTGAATGTCTTTTAAAGTTATCTAACTAGGTAATGGAATTAAGGGTTGATGTGATAATCAGCTCTTTTTTTTTGCGTCTTATTTTTTTTTATCAATTATTTTTAATATCTTTATCAAAATATTAACTTAAAAGACAAATTTATGACCTATTCAGAAGATGTAACTCGCACTAGAGCAACACCAGAAACACAAGAATTTTTATTACACAGGATCGAAGCACTCCAAAAGCGTGTTCAATACCTGGAAGCACAAAACGAAGTATTGGAACAAGAATTAAATCTTTTTCACAAGTAAAAAATAACTAACTTAAATAAATAACAATGAATAAAGACAAATTAATGGAATTGTATAAAAAGTACAATTTAACAAAAGACGATTTTTTTAAACATCAACACTATACTATTGTAACAAGGCAAGGAGTAGATAAAATCCAAGCAATGGAGAAAATATTTATAAACTATGAAGTTATAAAATGCGAAACCAATTTTGCAGTATTTAAAGCAACTGCAAGCAAAGGTGGTTCTAATATTGAAACTTTTGGTTCTGCATTAAAAGGAGCAAGTTATTCAGAGGGAAATACTAACAGTTGGTATGTTGCAGAAATGGCAGAAAAAAGAGCAATGTCAAGGGCCGTTTTAAAATTAACAGGATTTTACGAACTTGGTGTTTTTGGAGAAGATGAGAGCGAAAGTTTTAAAAGGCCAACAAACCAAACGCAAATAATAAAAAAGTAACATAAACTAACATAAAAATAACGTAATGAGTAAATCAAGTGAATTAATTAAAGGAATGTTTATCAATGACGGAAACGTTGAATGGGTAAAAATGGAGTTAGCTTTTAAAGTTGACCAATTAGCAGAATTATTGGTAACGCATAAAGATGTTTTTGAAGCCAACAAAGGTTATGGAAAAATTCAAGTTTGTGAAAGCAAAGGTGGAAAGCTATACGCTTCTTTATCAACTTTTAAACCTACACCAAAAACAGATGTGCCAGTAGAATCACATTTGGCCAGTAGAGAAACAGCCACAGCAGATTCTGACTTACCCTTTTAATTGTGTAAGTTAATAGCTTAAAACAGGGTAGCGAATTTAACCGTTGCCCTTTTTTTATACTATTTTTTTTTATCACAAAATTTTAATACATTTATGAAAACCTTAAAAGACAAAATATGTTAGTAGATTTAAATACAGTAAAAGATAAGTTAAATAAAATTCGAACAGGAGAAATTACCGAGGGCAAAAGAATTGGTATTCCAGATATTGATAATTTTATAAGATTTAAAGAGGGTAATTTTAATGTGATATTGGGCCACGCAAATGTTGGAAAAACAACTGTAATATTGTATTTAATGCTTCTATATGCAAAGAAATTAAACATTAGGTGGCTAGTATTTAGTAGCGAGAATGAGCCACATTCGATATATAGAAAGCTGGTTGAGTTTTTAGAGCAAAAACCAATAACAAAAGTTAGTAAATTAGAATTTGAAAAGCAAATGGATTACATTAATGACTATTTTAAAGTTATTGATAACAATAATTTATATACATACAGGCAAATTATAGAGTTGGCAACAAGTTATAAGAAAGCCTGGGATTATGGCGGTTTATTAATCGATCCATACAATAGTTTAATTAAAGACCCAGAGATAATGAAAAGTTTAGGTGGCCACGAATATGATTACCAAGCTACAACAGAAATAAGGAAATTTTGTAAGACTTATAATGTAAGCACTTGGTTAAATACTCACGCAAATACTGCAGCTTTAAGAATGAAGCATCCAATTGGCCACGAATATGCAGGACATCCAATTCCACCAATGGCAAGTGATGTTGAGGGTGGTGGTAAATTTGTAAACAGAGCAGATGACTTTATGGTAATTCACAGGTATATTCAACACCCTGCTGATTGGACACAGTCACATATTCACGTAAGAAAAGTAAAGGAGATTGAGACAGGTGGTAAACCGACTTCAATTGATGAGCCTATAAGATTTAAAAGCATTCCTGGAAATGTTGGATTTGAAATTGACGGCAATATTATTTTAGAAAAACCAATACGAGAAGAATTTAAGAAAGTAATTAATCTATAATGAAAGAGTTTATAAATAAATACGGAACAGAAATTTTAGAAGACTTGTTTGATATATTAAACAATAAAAAAGATAAATACGGATTTGATGAATGTGATGACAATTTATGTGATGATGAAGAATGTAGGTTAAACAAATCTTTTAAACAATATTTAAAATATAGATAATGAAAGATAAAAAATACACAACAGATCAAAGAATAAAAAGAGTTGAAAAAGCAATAGGAGAACTTTATGTAATGATACATCACATTGCTGCCAGGATTGAGCCAGCACAAGAAAACGATATGGCTGAACTAGATGGCAAGGACAAAATTCCAGCTAAAAAGTCACAAAAAAAATGAACGATTTAATTACAGTTAATAGTATTAGCGGTGGGAAAACATCGGCTTATTTAATGGCCCATTATCCTGCAAACATTAATATATTTTCACTAGTTAGAGTAGAGGACAAAGAAAACCTCTGGATGAAAGGCAAAGACGAAAAAACAAGGCAGTTAGTTTCTGACAAAATAGGTAAAGACTTTATTGGAACTGTTGAAATGGATGAAATAATATACACAATATTAGATTTAGAGCAGCACACAGGGCAATCAGTAAATTGGGTAAGTGGGGAAACATTTGAGCAAGTTATAAAAAATCACGCAAATTATTTACCTAATCAAATGGCTAGATTTTGCACCACAGATATGAAAATAATTCCAATATTTAACTTTTTAAAAGAAAATACTGAATTACCTGTTAGGATGAGGATTGGTTTAAGGCCAACAGAAAAAAACAGGATGCAAAACATATTAGATCGAGCCGACAAAAATGGTTTAGAAATGTTTAAAACTGTTATAGGAAAAAGTAAAACAGGTAAGCAAAATAAGTGGGGCGAAATTCCTTACAGATATGTAGAGTTTCCTTTAATAAACGATAACATTCAAAAAGATACAATTTATAATTATTGGAATAAAAACAACGTTAGGTTTGCATATCGAAACAATTGTGTTGGATGTGTAAATCGAACTCCTTTATTTTTATCACACATTGCACAAAAGGATAAGGAAAGTTTTAATTGGTTTGTTAAGCAGGAGAGCAAAACAGGAAACACATTTAATGCACAAGCTGCATACAAAGACATTTTAAGATTTGGTGTGCAAAATCAGTTATTTGAAAATGATTTTAACGAATGTGACAGTGGGTATTGTGGAATATAAAAACAAATGAATAAAATAATTTCTTTAATAGCAAACGACCATAAAAAGTGGACTAGAATAGTTGAATCTTTTGGCGCTAAACATCCAGAAGATATTGTGCAGGAAATGTATTTAAAAATTTACAATTGGAAAGGTAAATACGACAAAACGTTAATGTATAATGAATTGGAAGTTAATTACTTTTTTATATTTAAGGTTTTAAGGAATTTATTTTTAGATCAAGTTAAAAAGAAAAAAAGAGAGGTAAGCCTGGAGACAAATATTGTTGAGCCTTATATTTACGACCAGACTTTTGACTATGTTGATAAGGAAAATAAAATAAAAAAAAATATATCTGAATGGAATGAGTATGACAAAAGAATTTACGAATTTGTTTTTTTAAAAGGTTGGTCAATGCTTGAATTAAGCAAATTAACAGGAATAGAATATTACTCAATTTATAGAACAGTAAAGAAAATAAAAAAATTATTAACTAAACAATTAGAAAGATGCGAATAACAATTACAGAAGACGAGAAAAATCAAGTTTGGGATTATTTAAGAACAAATAATATAGCTAACAGGGGAGTAGCAGACGGTAGTAGAATCGAACAGTATATTGGATTATTGGGAGAAATGAAAGCACACCAATTATTTAAAATACCTTTTGAATTTAGCAAAGGATTTGACGGAGGTTATGATATGGAAATTAACGGCCAAAAAGCAGATGTTAAAACAATGGGCCGTAATGTAGATATGAAGCCAGATTATGTTCATAATTTTAACGGCCTGCAAAAACATTTTAAATGTGATATTTACATTTTTACTTCATTGAACAAAAAAACCAGCGAGGTAACTATTTGCGGATGGGTAACAAAAGAGCAATTATTTGAGCGATCCGAGAAGTTTAAAAAAGGAACTAAAAGATTTCGAGATGACGGAACTTACACATTACTAAAATGCACAACTTATGAAATCAAAAACAAAGATTTAAACGAAATCAAAGATATTTTATAAAATGAAAGTTTTGGAATTATTTGCAGGAAGTAGAAGCATAGGCAAAGCTGCTGAAAGTTTAGGCTTTGAAGTTTTTAGCAGTGATGTAAATGATTTTGAGGACATAAATTACGCTGTTGATATTCTGGATTTTGATATTAATAAAATACCATTTGTTCCTGACATTATTTGGGCCTCACCGCCTTGTACTTATTTTTCTGTTGCAAGCATTGGGAAGCATTGGAATAAAGACCATACACCAAAGTCAGAAAACGCTTTAAAAGGAGTGGCATTTGTTCAGAAAACTTTGGATATAATAGCCGAGATAAAACCTAAATTTTGGTTTATTGAAAATCCAAGAGGCAAATTGAGAAAACTGCAAGTGGTTAGAGGGTTGCCCAGGGCCACGGTTTGGTATTGCACTTACGGAGATTATAGAGCGAAACCTACTGATATTTGGAGCAATAATATAATGTCCTTGTTAAACCCAGACGGATGGCGACCAAGATCTGAATGTCATAACGGTAATAAAAACTGCCACCATCAACCAGCACCAAGGGGTAGTCAAACAGGAACGCAGGGAGTTAAAGGTAATTATAACAGAAGCAAAATACCAGAGCAATTGTGCATTGAAATTTTAAAATCAACAATATGAAGTTAGGGGATTTAATAGAGCGAATAACATATTACACAGGTATAAAATGGATAGTCAAGAAGTCTACTAAATTACTAGGGTATAAAGATTGTGGGTGCGATAAAAGACAAGAACAATGGAACGACATAGAATTATGGTAGAATTAGACAAAAAGGATTGGTATAGATTCCGAGCAGAAGTAAAGCAATCATTAAACCAGGCGCAGTTCAAGTTGCTTTGCGAATTACATTCAAAGTATTTTAATCATAAATTTTTTAAACCTTGCACTTGTAATCCAAAAGTGATCAAAGAGTGGATTGAAGATATAAATAAATTATATGAAAATAAATAAAACAGGAAAGTTTGAAAGTGCAGTAGTAAATATTTTAAATATCATTGACAATTGGAAACTCGAATGGGTTGGATCAAAAAATCTACCCTATGATGCAGCAGGATATACGCCAAAAGGAAAAAAATGTGTTGTCGAAATGAAATTCCGCACAAAATATTACGCAACAAAAATGATTGAAAAGAAAAAATACGACGCATTAATGGCCCTGCCAGCAGATGTTGTAAAAATATATTATGTTACAGATCCAAAGGGAAGTTATTGGTTTTGGCTGGATAAGATTAAAGAGTTGGAAGTATTGAGCAAAGACTGCCCAACAACAACATTTTGGAATCAAAACAAAGTATCAAAGGAAGTTTACTTATTAGATGAAAAAGACGCAAGTATAGTTGATTATACAACTCCAGAGAAAAACGGAGTGTGGACAGAATATTTTGAAAAAAATAAAATAAAATAAAAAAAAAGGTTGGTTATTGAAATATTTTAATAACTTTGCAACATCAATAACAATTAAAAGACAAAATTATGATTACAGATTTCACTCACTGGGCAATAGAAGATTTATGGGAACAATACCAATTTTGCCAATTAAACGCAAATAAATACCATAACAAAGTATTAAAGAATGTAATTGCAGAGATTAAAAAAAGAAATAAATAACATTTAAAAGACAAAAAAATGGCAACAGAACTTAAAACACTTAACGGACAATTTCATAACCAACAGACAAATGAAATGGAAAACACTAAAATGTCATTGACAAGATTTAGTGGAGGTAAAGAGGGTATGAAGATTCAATTAACAATGAGAAGTCAAGGAGAATTTTTTACTCACATTGCTCTTAATAAAGAAGAAGTTAAAACATTAATTACACAATTACTAGAAATATAATTTAACCTTAAAAGACAAGATTATGAATGCACAAAAGATTGAAATTTTAGAAGAGCAATTAGATTCTGCAAAGTGGGAATTAAATTACCATTGTTCAAAATGCGAAATAGCAAAAGTTAAAATTGAGTTATTTGATGAGAAATTAAAAGAAGCTAGGGCAGAGTTTGAACTTTTAAATGACTATACAGGTGAACGCTAAAATAGACCTTTTAAAAGATATGGAGTATTTGGTTGACATTGATATGTTAACCAATTTGGTCCTCAATCAAATTAAGAAAAAAGAAACCACTACTTTAACTGAAATGTCAAAAGCAATTGCAAGAATATTCTTTTATGTAAATAGCTTACAAGTTGATAGGAGAATGTACGACAAAGCGATGAATCAATACAGAGAAGATAAAAACAGAGCCGTATTAAGAGCCAGAAAAGCAGACATAGAACTAGAGAAATTACGAAAAGAAATAAAAACTTTAAAAAACTTGCAATTATATTAGTGTTATTAAATATTTTTAATATCTTTGATTATCAATAATAAATTAAAAGACAAAATTATGACATCATTACCAAAGTACAAACAAAATTTAAGAATAGACGGAAACGACGTTTGGAGTTATTCAACTATTGTAGCACGACGAGACGGAAACGATTTAATCCAATTAGGATATTGGAGAGGAACAACCCAGAAGCACATTAATTATGTAGCAAAATATTTTCAATATAACCTTATTAAAAATTAGAATTATGAATGACGATTATTTAAACTACGGAAACCCTGCTTACGAAAACGATGCAGAATTTGAATGTACAGAATGCGGAACTCCTGTTGAAAGAGAGGGAACAGTTTGTAGCGGAACTTGTTTTGAATCATCAATGTTATGAGTTTAGAACAATTAGCAACCTGTTGTTTAGAAATGATAAGAGAGTTTCCTGCAATAGAGAATAAAATAAAAGATTTGTTTCAATTAGCAGTTGATGAGATTGAGCAAGGAGAATCCGAGCCACACGAATGCCAAATGTGTTATATGGCTATTGAGGGAGAAATACAAGAATATTTATACATAAAAGACAATGAAAGTATTTAAAAAATTAGACACAGGAATTTGGGTTTATACAGATAAACAGGGCCACATCTTCACATTTACAGAGGATGAGTTTCTGGAATTAAATAAGGTTAGGTCTTGGTGGTCTAATGTAAAAAACAAATATTTTAAACTATGAAAATAACATTACTAGATAATAAGCAGCACGATTACTGCGAAGTTAAAAGCAAAATGTATGATGATTCTTTTTATTATGGAGAATTAAACCAATTAGCATTGAGTAGTAGCAGTATTAAATTACTTGCAGACAGTCCAAAGAAATATTACTTTATTAATAAATACGGCTACGGAGAAAGCCAGGGTTTAAGGGATGGCACTTTATTGCACACTTTAATTTTAGAGCCAGAAAAGTGGGATCAATTTCATTTTGTTGATGTATTGAGTAAAAATTCCAAAGCGTACAAAGAAGCCAAAGCTGAATTTGGAACTGTCTATACTAAAAAAGAAAAAAGTGACGCAGAGCGTGTTGCAGATGCAGTGTTAAAAAACGAGGTTGCGCTTCAATTAATGTCGGACTGCGAATTTGAAGTTCCTGTCCTGGGTGAAGTTATGGGTATGCCATTTAGAGGCAAAGCAGATATTTTAGGCAAGAATAGAATTTGCGACATTAAAACCACAAGCGATATAAAAGGGTTTCCTTATGCTGCTAAAAAATACGGATATGACGTTCAAGTTTATTTATATTGTAATTTATTTAATATACCCTATAAAGATTTTAAATTTCTTGTAGTTGATAAGGGATCGCTAGACATTGGAGTTTGGGATGTAAGCGAAAATTTTTATTTGCAAGGGAAATCAAAAGTTGAATTAGGTATTGAAACATATAAAGAATACTTCCATAATAAGCCAGAGCCAGAGTTAAACAATTATATAATTAAAGGAACATTATAATGACAAAAGATTTTGAAAAAATAATAAACGAATTTAAAGTTGAGTTTGGATTTGACTTTTTATTGCAGACTAGAAAACGAGAATATATTGAAGCAAGATCGGTTGTTATAAATTACTTCTATAATTACAGACAAATGGGTTTGACAGAAATAGCCAGAGCCATTGGAGAAGTTTCAAATTGGAAACCTAATCACGCCACAATATACCACGCATTACAGAACTATGATGTTTATACAAGATATAACAAAAGATTAGATACTGTTTTAAAAAAAGTTCTTGGAACTTCAAGCATTGGAGATATGAAGACATACATACAGCACACCGTTGCAAATTTAGACGATGGTACAGTAAATGAAATGTTTAAAACCGCATCAAATAATTACGCTGCAAAATTAATTGAAATTGAAATAAATAAATAAATTCCCTATGAAGATTTTAAACTTGTATGCGTGTTTAGGTGGCAATAGGTATAAATGGGATGAGGTAGATATTGAGGTAACTGCCGTTGAATGGGATGCGGAGCTGGCAAAGTTATACCAAGATCGTTTCCCAAATGATACTGTAATAGTTGCAGATGCACACCAATATTTATTAGACCATTACAAAGAGTTTGATTTTATATGGAGCAGCCCACCTTGTCCGACACATTCGTCTTTTCAACATTCAATGAAAACAACAAGGAAAATGAAATACCCAGATATGAAGTTGTACCAAGAAATTATTTTTTTAGACGCTTTTTTTGATGGTAAGTATTGTGTAGAAAACGTAATACCATTTTATGAGCCATTAATGCCTGCAAAAAAAAGAGGGAGACATTTATATTGGACTAACTTTAATTTACCAAATATTATTTCAGATAGAAAAAACAAAGATCTTGCAAGGACTAAAAATATGGTATCAATGATGAGCGAGTTTCACGATTATGATTTTAAAAAATATAAAGGCAAACAGGCAATTAATAAAATAGCAAGAAACCTGGTGGATTATGAAGCTGGCAAAACAATATTAGAAATTGTCCTGGGAATAAAGCAAAAAGAAAACATTGAACAAATTGAACTATTTTAATAAATAAATAAATTAAATCGTTATGCAAATAATAAAAGTAAAAATTTCAGAGGTAAAACCTAACAGTATAAACCCTCGAATTATTAAAGACCATAAATTTCATAAGCTAGTGGACAGCATTAAAGAGTTTCCAGAAATGCTAAAAATAAGGCCAATCGTGGTTAATAACGAAATGATTGTGCTGGGTGGTAATATGCGATTAAGGGCCTGCAATGAAGCGAAACTAAAAGAAGTGTATGTTTTGATAGCAGATAATTTAACAAAGCAACAGGAGCGTGAATTTATCATAAAAGACAATGTAGGGTTTGGGGAGTGGGATTGGGATTTATTAGGCAATGAATGGAACAGCGTCCAACTAGAAGACTGGGGTATGGATAATTGGCAAAATATGGATGACCTGGACACAAGCGACGAGTTTAGTCTTCCTGACGGAGATAAAGAGCCATTTCAGCAACAAACTTTTACATTAGCAGATGAGCAAGTAGAGCAAATTAAAAACGCAATAGCAGATGTTAAAAAGACAGAAGAATATAAATACGTTGAAACATTTGGAAACGAGAATGGAAATGGAAACGCACTTTATTTAATAATATCACAATGGGCCGAGCAAAAGAAATAATAGTAAAAGTAATAAATTCAAAGGTTGCAAATCAGTTTGTAAAAAAACATCACTATTCTGGCAAAGTAGTTAATATGAGTAATCTTCACTTTGGTTGTTTCCTTGACGATAAGCTGCACGGAGTTATGAGTTACGGATCGCCAATGGATAAAAGAAATGTTTTACCGCTTGTTGATTCTGGAGTTGATAGTATCAATAAAAGATGGAATGAAATGTTGGAATTGAATAGAATGGCGTTTGACGATTATTTGCCAAAATATTCAGAAAGTAGGTGCATAGCTATAAGTATAAGATTGATAAAGAAAAACGCACCACAAATCAAATGGATTTTAAGTTATTCAGATGCAACACAATGTGGAGACGGAACAATATACAGGGCAAGTGGATTCAAGCTAACTCAAATAAATAAAAACGGAACAATATATAAATTAGCAAACGGAGATATTGTTGCAAAAAGAGGCGACAGCAAATATAACTTTACAGGAGCAACTGCATTAAAAGGTTTTCAAAATAGATATATCTTATTAATAGATAAAACTTGTAAAATAAATACAGATATTATACCATTTAGCGAAATAGATAAACAAGGAGCTGGAATGTATAAAGGAGAAAAAATAACCCTCCAGGATAGGAGGGCCAATACATAGAGCGATGAGGTCGATACGAACGCCATCTTCTGACTGGATGCCAGACGTGTTACTTTTACACTACCATCGCATATTAATTTACAATATACAAAAAAAAAATGAACGAACAAACCGAACACAATAAAAAGGAAGTGATCAAAGCACTTGAAAAATCTTTGGGTATAGTTACAACAGCTTGCAAGAATGCAAATATAAGCAGGACACAATTTTATCAATGGCTAAAAGATGACTTTGAATTTAAGAAGCAGGTCAATGATTTACAAAATGTTACCCTGGATATGGCAGAGAGCCAATTACATAAACAAATATTAAAAGGAAACACAACTGCAACTATATTCTATTTAAAAACAAAAGGCAAAAAAAGAGGTTATGTAGAAAGGCAGGAAATCACAGGAGTTGACGGAGAAAATGTATTCAGCATAAAAGTAATAGATGAAAGAGATACTGACAAATAAAGTTTACCATCATTTAGATAATTTACAAAAGAAGATTTTAGT